GGACCAGCTGGGCCAGGCCGAGCTGGGATCGGTGCCGCGTCCGCCGCGTCCGCGCAGCGGGCGTTTGCCGGCCGCACCGCGCGCTGTGTTTCGCGCGATCCCGTCCGGCGATTCGGAGACGCATTGGTCGCAGGCGAACGCCGTTGATAAGTCGATCGGAATGTGAGAACGCCTCGAGCATGTTGCCGAACGCAGTCCCAATTGCACCAAAGACACCGGCAAGTCCGCTTCCTTTTCCGCCAACTCCCCCGGGGGAAATTTCGTCAAAGAAACTCGCAATGGCATCTTTCAACATTCCTATCATTTTGACGGGCGCAACAAGAATGTCGCCAAGCCCGTTGAAGAAGTTGCCGAGGCCCTTACCCTTCTTCAGAGCTTCGTCTACCTTGACCAGAAAATCACCGATGCTGCCAGTAATACCAAGGAAACTTCCAGTACCACCAGCGATAGCACCGAGCACTCGCTTAAACACATCGAAGATTCCACCTAGAATCTGTTTGCCGATGTCCAGAACTGCGAACAGCCCTCTGAATGTTCGTCTCAAATCCTCAACAGTTTGAGGACTTGGCTTGAGCGTCTTGGTAAACGCCTCCAACTTCTTTGTTAGATCAGCAAGATCTTTTCCAGTCGTTGCCGGGAAGATGTCGCGGAAGGCATCCTTGATTGGTGCAAGTACGGCGCCTAGTGCTAGGAAGATGTTCTTGATGGAATTGATCAGAGCCGTTCGGCCGCCTAGAGCTTGCCAGTCTTTTAGTACTTTGTTCCTGGCGTTTGAGCTTGTCTGGATAAACCCGTTGACCGCATTGGAGACGTCCGTGAACAGCGTCTTGGCCTGGTTGAAATTACCAAAGACTAGCTGCCAGGTTTGAGCCCAACCGGATCCGATCGCTTCCTTGGTCGTGTCCAGGAGCTGGCCAAGAGTCTTAACCTGAGTCGCAGCTTCCTGAGCAGTCTTCGCCGTCTGCTGAATCGCTTTGATCTGGGCATCATTGAATCCCTGAGCTTTCAGCTGGGCATCTGACAAATCACCCGTAAACTGCTGAAGTGTATTCGTCAGAACCTTGGATGTGAGCCAGGACTTCCCACCAGGTGTGGTGGCTGAGAGAGAATTTCGGAAACTCTGACCAGCGATCGAAACGTTCTTCATCTTACCGGTAAGTGTAACCGCTCCCTCATTCAGCGTTCCCATCTTCACAGCCGTCTGTGCAAGCGCACGCTGGAAGACGGTACCACCCATACCTGCGTTGACAACTGAGTTCCAGTCCATCAACGTAACTCGTCCTGCGGCTAGAGCCTGCGACAACTGGTACATCGCAGTCGAAGCCTGATCAGCATTCGAACCTGAGAGTGCCGCCAGGTTAGCGATACCCTTGATTGCGCCAGTCGCTGTATCTAGATCAACACCGGCAGCCGTGAAGGTACCGATGTTCTTGGCCATCTGGCTGAAGTTATAGATCGTCTTGTCTGAATAATGGTTCAGTTCATTCAGAGCTCTGTTGACGTCCTTCAGCGTAGTGCCAGCGGCCTGGGTATTGGCCATGATCGTCTGAACAGCGTTTAGGTTCGTCGTATACTCATGAAATCCCTGAATGATCGGATCCAAAGTTAATGACTTGACGAGCGCCGAACCAGCAAGTACAGCTCGAGTAGCGATCTGTGACATCACGCCAATAGCAATAAGCCTTAGCGCATCGAACTTTGGAATGAGAGAATCAAGAGCGCTCCCGATTTTGGAAAGGAGACCCGTCTGAACACCCGAGGCAGCCTTATCAATATCGGCCATTCCTTGGGTAGCGCCATCGAGCTTGAGCGATGCTTTGAGTCGATTAAGTGCATCGATACTTCGACTAACACCCTGCTCGAACTTACTCGATTCGAAACTCATTGAGACAACTTTGTCATCAATGGTTGCCATTAAACTTGGGTCACCTCCCTCCATGCTTCGGCTGCTATCTGATCAAATATGGGTCGAATTGCAGGCATGATGTAATCTCTGCCCTGAACGTATCCACCAGTTCGGGTACCATGACCGTATTGAATCAGAATAGCGATGGATTCGCCTTCGTTTATGTTGTTATTGTGCCAACGAATGGAGTAGTATCCTCGTTTTGACTCAATCGTGTAGTACCACGACTCCGAAGTCAGACCAGAATCTACTGGTGTAGCGTTAGCTAGGGCATTTACACCCAAAGATCCGTACTTATTTAGAACAGAAGCCAAATCATCTCTTTGCAGATGTTCTAAATATCGTTCTGTGTTTTTGAAGTCTCCCGATTCGGTAAATGTAATCATAATTACCTAGATGTGAGACGAATAACAACAGTACCGGGGGTACCCGCTTGGCCATAGTTATACGGTAGACCGTTCAAAGGAGAAGCAGTAGCACCTCCCCCTCGTCCAGGCTTGATCGAAACTCCAGTTCCTGGATCTGGCTGAACATCCTCCCCATCTCCTGACACCAAGACATCGTCCGGATTCCAAGAGCCATTACCTCCAGCACTACCATCGAGATAGGAAGTAGCTACGCCATACTTTCCGATTCCTCCTGCGCCACCTCCACCGCCATGGCCAATATTGTCGATGATGGGGCCGTCTTCGCCATCTGTGTTTAACGTGCTTCCGATGGTTCCACATACTCCGCCTAGACCTCCACCTCCAGCTGCAATGGTATTACCTATTCCGCCAGCACCACCATGAGCCTGAGATGTACCAGTTATTGCGTTAGTCTGAGCTCTCTTTCCGCCCTTACCACCTGATGCCCGACAAGTAGTGCCATTGAACGACGAAGGTCCACCATCAGTACCGTCACTTGTGGCAGTACCAACGGCTACGGTGGTTCCAGCAGCTCCAGAAGCACCAATAACGATTGGACAGGAACTCGGTAGTGCAGACAGCATTCCTTGGACTCGCTGGTATCCTCCGCCTCCACCTTCTCCGCCGTAATTTCTAACCAGAGTTCCGGTGTTTGCAGTATCAACACCACCACCGTGTCCTCCACCTCCACCTATGCAGATGACATCGAAGTGGCTATACCCTAGATCGATCCAATCCTGGGGAATGAAAGGAACTCCATCCTCAAGGACTTTAGTTATTGGATTTGCCCGTACGATACTTCCGGCGAGTTCAAGTCTCATCGGAAATCCTAAGTACGAGTGTCTAGTACATTGATAGTTACATCGAAGTTTGCCGTGTTAACTGCAGCACCAGTAGAATCGAGAACCTGTACTCTTACTGATCCAGCAGCAGGAGCTTCGAACTTGTAATACTGCCGACCGGAAGCAAGTGGACCTACAGAACCACTGATTACAAATATACGCGAATCGAAGTACATCGTATACTCACCAGTAGCTGTTCGAACCATATGCCATGGCGTTCCATCAGACCACACACCATTGCCAGCAGTAACATCGGTAACCGGATTCATCGTTGTCAAGACCGTTGTACGCTGAATATCTTTTTGCTGAGTCCTCATGCCATTACCTTCAGACTGACTTTGTCTTCGATGCGCAACGTGTCGAAATTGACAAGAAGCATGTCATCGGCCATTCCCTGAACATGATCTCCTGCATTCTTGGGAGAAGGAAGATGGTCATACAGACTCTTGATGTAGAGCTTATTGATATCTGTCATCATCAACGCAGCATCAGTAACGAACACTGTATCGATCTCACCGATGAAGTTACTTGCGCTTGCGAGAGAGGAACCAATGACGAACTTGTTAGCTCCGCCAAGAGAAATAGAACTCAAGGCTGTCGAAGAAGCAACAAGACGTCCGTCCACATAGAACTTGCGCTTCAATCCCTCAACCGGAGAATTCTCCTCGACGACTACAACAAAGTGCCATTGTCCATCGGAGATAAACGGACCGGTTACAGGAGTGCCTGCGCCTTGTGCGAAGGTAATGTTTCCGGCTGAAATATACAATCGGGTATCGTTGGTGCCGTTGGTCGTTCCCCAGGTGATAAGATAGAGTGCCGAAGCAGTTCCGTTCGAACACTTGACCCAACAGCCATAAGAAACCGTGGACGTTCCTCCAGGAAGACCAGTATCCGTTGCGGTAAGTCTCTGGGCGCCATTGAGATTGTACGCATTTCCCTTAGTACCATCAACTCCAGCAACAGAGACGGGAACACCGACAACAGCCAGACCAGCACCCGAGTTAGATCCGTCATTTCCGAGTGATCCAGCCGAGAAATTGTATAGACGAAGAGGCGTAGTGGGAAAATCGGTAGGAAGCAACGATGCACCCTTAGCCCCACGAATTACACTCAAAGAGACTCCCGAAGGAGTAGCGGCAAGTGTGTGGGGGATTTTCGCGCAGTAAAAATTGAAGATGTTCTCCGCCGAGAGAATCTCGGACGTCACAAACACCTCATCAATTCGTCCGAAATGTGGCTCTGCCGGTGCTGTGCTCAGATCGGCATTGAATCCACCGATGTTGAACGGCTCATTCGAGCCAAATATAAATTCTGCACCGCTTGAACCACGCAATGCACTTGCTTCCAGAATGCCGTCGACATAAAGACTTTGAAGAATGCCATCGAAAACGCCGACGACAAAATGCCAACGATCGTCACAAATTTTCGAGAGGCCATTGATCTCATTCAGAGCAGTGCCAGAAGAGCTAACTCCGAAACTTGCCACGTTCGTATCTCGGATCCTCAGCACATAGCCGATCTGACTTCCTGGACCACGTTTTGAGATGATGTTCTGAAATACACCCTGCTTTGACGTCCGAACCCAGGCGGCAAATGTTCCTACTCTGAGTCGGAATGCATCACCTGATCCTATATCACTGATATACAGAGCGTTTGATCCGTTGAACTGAGCTGCGCTACTATTCATACCGTCAATACCACGAATGAATGTAACAGATCCTCTATCAACAAGCGTATGATTGTTACCGCTCGCATCCGTCAGAACATTCGAGAAATTCCACAAAGCTTCAGGTGCCGATAGACCAATATTCGTGAAATCGGTTAACGTCAGCATTCGACCTGCACGAATTTGATTCGGCATACCAATATCGAAAATAGCCTGTTGAACAAGAACAGAAAGATCTGATCCAAGAGGTCCTTGAGGACCGGGCGGACCGATTACACTACCCGCATCAATAGTCGACCCATCATGTTTTGTAAGGATCAACTCACCATCGATAACATCACCGTCAATAACCGATGCCGCTTCGATTTCAAGCATACGATCGGCGGTAAGACCAGTAACGGTAGCCATTTCACCTCCTAGCCAGGACTCGTAGATGAGATTGTGTACGTGTCTGGATCCAAATATGTCGTATCTGCGTTATCAATTTGGAAAGTAGTCTCGTCAAGCATCGTAATGTAATTGTCAGCTGCATCGATAGCCGTCCAAGTACCATCTCCGTGATCCACGATGATAAGTTCCTGAAGATAACCGAAATATCCAGCAATTTCAGCCATCGAAGGAAGACGTGGATTAGTTGTCTCGGTTCCAAACAGCTGATCTTCCAAAACTCGCATGACATCAGGAGGTGTCTGTGTTGAATCAATGGAAATATGAACCGTTGGTCTAAAACCTACAAGTTTTGTAGGGGTTCCGCTTAGAGCCCAAGCAAATTCTGTGGCCTGAGCTCCAGAATCTTCAAGAGTATCGAACGAAATAGCATCAGGATTGGCAATGACATTATAGAGAATATGAATTTTATAGCCGAAATCCGGTGATAAATCGCTACCAATCTTTGTTCTGTATACCAAATTAAAGCTGCTGGCTGGCTGATCGTAAATATCAAGGCCAGGAGAGATGCTAGAGAGCCCATTGATCTCGTCGAATTCTTCTGGATACGTAAGTGCCTTGATTTTCCCTTCGAAATCACCCGGAACAAAGTTCTCGAGAAACTTCACACCTTCGAGATAGTACGGTTTTACTTCAGAAGTAGAATCTTCTTCCACTGAAGTAAGACCATTCCAAGGAACCGCCGTTCCATCGTTAAGATAGAGAACTCCTCGATCAATACCCGTCTGATAGATTCGTTCGCCAATTTCATCCCAAGCAAGAGCTGTCATTGTCACCCCCTTTCTAACCTGAAGTACCCAATTGCGCTCTACGTTGAGCGTTGAGTTCTCGATTCCGAGCTGCAATCTCCGATCGACTCATCTTCTTAGGCTTCGATTGCTTGACATTACAGATTCGGATCAAGGTGAACAACCTATTAAGATGCCAGGTCTCACATTCAAATGGGATCTGAAAGACCACCATCCAATAGTAAACGAGTTCGGCTGTGATAACGTCTCGGCTTTTTGGAGCTCCTGGAACTTCGTTAAACCAGGTAGCCGTCATCTTGGCTTCGATGTAATCGTTTATCTCAGTAAAATTCTTCTCTGAAAACTTAGAGAAGACTTGATCTGGAACGTTAGGAGTCAACACCATGCATTTGATATAGTCAAGTACTTCATCGTTTGTTTTATCAGCCTTACCCAGAAAAGGCTTTTCGTGTTTCGACTCCCATTTTGACAGTGAGACCAAAGAATGCTCTAACTCTAAAGTCACATCGTCCTTTGTGGTGAACTCTTGTGACTCATCGTCGAACATCTCGACACCTAGGACTACAATAGTGAGCATTCCTTGGCCTCCCTATCTTAAAATCACGGACCAGCGAACAGTGCGATAACTGCATCCGGAGTCGGAAGCGCAGCTTCGGTAGCACCAGCACCATAGAGAAGATCCTCGAGTGCTGCCAGATCAGCTGAATCCACAACAGTGGAGTCGACCACAATCAGAGAAGTAGGCTTGTAGTCGGTAACCGGAACTGGAGTAGTCGAAATGTCCCAGCTAAACGAGATTGCCTCAGGTGAATCGTTGACAGTGGCATAAGCCTTCTCTGACGGAGCGGCCAGAGCACCATAAAGCAGATGCAGCTTGTAACCGAAGTCCATTCCGTCGACGTCGTTGCCAACCTTTGTCCGGTAGCTCATACCGAACATCTTTCGGATCTGCTGTCCAAGGGCCACGCCAGGCGATGGAAGCTCTGTACCATCACACTGGGCGAACTCCTCCGGGTACGTGAATGCCTCGATAGTGCCGCCGAACTCCTCAGCGGAAACGAGGTTCAGGTACTTGATGTTGTCCGCATACTGCGCGGACGGCTCGGCGCCCGTTGGCGACTCAGTCACTGTCGTGAGACCATTCCAGGCAAAGCCGGTGTTGTACACACCAGACGAGTCTGGGAGATACAGAACACCATGGTCTACACCAGTTTCATATAGCTTGTCGCCAACATCATCCCATGTCAAGGCGGCCATATCCTTCCTTTCACTTAAAAGTAGACGTTATAAACGTCGTGATTTAAATCGTCGGCTGTATAAAACCTGTTAAACAAACTCATCGGCAATGCAGCCACTTTGTCTGGAATTTCACTATCCGGATCTCGATCGATCACTATGATCATGTATCGTTTGGTATGATTATATGGTTCGTCGTCTGCAAATTTGGTATCTGCAAAATCTCGATGATAAACAA